CTGTGCATCAATGATATGACCGATACCCACCAAACAGAATATGGCGACCTTTTTGCATATCCCCTTAAATCCGGTCTCACTTGATAACTTCTTCTGAAAGAATGCACTGCTGATTCCGTTTTTGATACCTTCCCATGCTTTGGATGTAAAGGACTTAATTCCCTCCCATGCTTTGGAACAGATATCCTTGATGCCATCCCATAAGTTCAACCAAAATTCACGGAAACCCTCACAGTTATCCCATAAGAGTTTAAAAAATCCTGCTACCGGATTTACCAGGAACAGGAATAATGACTGCCAGTTATTCTTTATAAAATCAATAACACCTGAGAAGATAGACTTGATACCTTCCCAAATGGTAACAAAGAAATCTTTAATCCCCTGCCATAAATTAATCCAGAACTCCCGGAATCCCTCGCAGTTATTCCATAAAGTTATAAAAATGGCAATAAGTGCAGCCACTGCTGCAATTACAAGTCCGATTGGATTGGCTGCAAACACAGCGCTTAATGCAGCAAAGGCTGTTTTTACTGCACCAAAAGCAGCTGCCACCTTCGGAACAATCGTAAGAATGGTACCCACCGCGCTGATAACCTTACCGATTACCACAAGCACAGGCCCCGCTACGGCTACAATCCCACCAATCACAAGAATGGCTTTTTGTACTTCTGGACTCAAATTTCCAAAAGAATCCACCACCGATGTGATGTGCTCTACAAGTTGTGTCAAAAAAGGAATCACATGGTCCGCCAGTTTGATGGCAAGTGACTCTAACGCTCCACCTAGTTGCTCCAGTTTGCTTTGAAGATTATCCTGCATTACAGCCGCTGTTTCTCCGGCAATGCCCGTGCAATCATTCATGGACTGAGACAGCGCATCATATTCTTCCTGTGTCATGTTGAGAAGTGACAACAGACCGGACATACCTTCTTTGCCAGCAAGTGCTGTCGCATAGTAGGCCTTCTGGTCATCTGTAAGGCCAGAAAAACTACCACGCATCATATCTACGATTTCATTTAAGGATTTGAAACTACCGTCATTATTAGTAATCACAATCCCAAGGTCTGACATCGCACTTGCAATTGTATCCGTAGGCTTTGTCATGTTGGTAAGTACAGTTCGAAGAGCTGTACCTGCCTGTGAACCTTTAATGCCAGACATTGACATTGCTGACAATGCTGTTGTTACATCTTCTATAGACAACCCCATTGACTGTGCAAGCGGGGCCACATATTTATAAGACTCTCCCAAATCTGTGATACCGATTGTACCAGAGTTGGCCGCCTGTGTTAAAAGGTCTGCTACCCTCGCAGAGTCCGCAGCTTCTAAACCAAATCCGGTAATGGCATCGGCTACGATAGTTGCTACTGAACCTAAGTTCTCTCCGGATGCAGCTGTGGCATCAAGCACACCTGCCATACCTTCAATAATCTGTGTGGTAGACCATCCAGCCTTGGCCATCTCCGTCATAGCTTCTGCTACTTCTCCGGACGAAAAGGCTGTGGTTGCTCCAAGGTCAATAGCTGTATTTCTTAAAGCCTCAAACTCCTCTCCTGTTGCACCTGTGATAGCCTGCACTCCGGACATGGCTTTTTCAAAATCGGTCGCAACTTTAAGTCCAGCTACACCAATACCCGTAACCGTAGCAGAAATCGGCATCAGTGAGCTGCCTACATTAGATATGGAATTTCCAAGGGACTGTAGGTTACTTCCTGCCAGCCCAATCTTCTGAATAGCAACGGAGGACTGATTGGCTTGATTTTCCAAACTTTTCAGTTTTTCTTCTGTTTCGATTATCTCTCTTTTGAGCGCATCATATTGATTTTGTGTGATATCACCACGTGCAAGTGCATCATTTGCCTGCTGTGCAGCAGTCTTTAATGTTTCCAAACGAGACTTGGTTTCTTGTACAGCCTCACCCAACAACCGATGCTTCTGTGCCAGAAGTTCCGTATTGCCGGGGTCAAGTTTCAATAGCTTATTAACATCGCGCAAATTCCCTTGTGTAGTGGACAAAGACTTATCCACATCTCGTAAGGCGGCCGTCAGCTTCGAAGTATCTCCACCAATCTCTACTGTGATACCCTGTATTCTTTTGGAAGCCATCTATCCCACCTCCATTTCATGGCAATAAAAAAGGAGCCCCGCGGACTCCAAAGAAAAAAGCACCTGCCTAAGCAGATGCTTCCTGTTATTCCTTTAATTCATTTATCATTCTTTGTAATTCTTTTTTATCTCTTTCCCAAATACGGGCTTGTTCCTCCGGAGTATATCGATAATAAAATGAGGGCGGATAAGGCTCCCAGCAGTGAAAGAACTTGTTCTGCCAATGCCAATCCAAACAATGCATTTTTATTTCAAACCATATCTTCCTTAAGATTTTCTTCATTCCCCTCATACTCCTTCGGAATATAAAAATTGTTCTCTGATAATTTCTTTACCGCTTTCACTACGAAGTTCTTCCAGACGCTTCTTCTTTTCATTCACGTCCATAATTCCCATGTTGATTTTCTCATCTGGTAACTCATTGAAAAGACGGTGTATACCATGTACAACTTCCTCGTCTTGAATAAAATCATTATCCAAATATACAATGTTGGACTCTTCTGAAAATGAAAAAATCACAGAGTTTAAACAAGTATCTATGGACAATTTGCAATCATCAATGGAAAATTTCATTCCGTATTTTTCGGCGGCAGCTGCAAACACATCAAGTATGATTTCTTCCTTAAATGGCTTCCGTTCTTCAAACCACTTTACATCGTATCCGTATTCGGCCAGCTCCGCTTCATTAAAAGCAGCCTTCACTCTCCTGTTTTCGTCCAATACCAACTGCATATCCGCCACCATAGAATGTTATTTTATATAATTTTATCACGTTCTTTTCGGTTTTGCATCAATATTATAAGTAATATGATAACATTTTAGATTTCCTAAAACCTACAAGAACCAACGAAAAACCAACAACAAAAAACAACTGTTTTTTCTATTCAATCTGCTTTATGATGTAAGCAACAAATATAGAAAAGAGGTATTCCTATGTTTTCATGGAAAAAACAACCCCGTGGCAATTATATTGCAGAAATTGGTGACCTTCGTGTGGTAGTTAAAGAATACAATGAATATTGGTGGCTCTCTATGGGAATCCGCTCATATTCCAGTGATATGTCTGTTAGCATGTTCCGGCCTGCTGTTAACATCATACAATTTCCAAAACCATGCACTGAAGAACAAGCACTGGAGCTTGCTAATGACTACATGGAAAAATTCATCGGTCGTATTGTATCCGATGCATCCGGCAACTAAAATTTGTCGAAATCTTCCTGCGTAGCCAAAGTAGCATAAGTACAATCATCGTTCATATGCTCCACAAAAATATCGTTGACCATCCCTACGGTCAGTAAATCCAAATCCCGTAGGGACAGTCCGATTTGTAAACACCGAAGTAAAAATAACGGTGTGGTCATTACCCTTTCAGTTGGTCGAATTTTTTTTTAGCTTCCGCGTCCGTCTGAACATTCAGTCCCCACAAATCAATAAGCTGTGGAAGAATCTGATAAATGGAAAAGGTATTAAATTCATCCAGCCATTCTTCCGGTGTGTTAGGAATTGTAGGGTCTGCATGTTTTGCCATAACATAGGCAATGTTCTCAAACATCTCAAGGCTGACCAAATCAAGATTGGATTTGCCTTCTTCGTTCTCCCCTACATTTTTTTCCAATGCAGCAAGGTCTCTATAGATATCCCGGCCAAATTTCAATCGGTAAATACGAGGAATGGCAGCACTCGCTTTGAATGCTACCTCTTTCTCGTCAATCTTAATATTTCTTGTCATTCCCATATGCTTAACCTACACTTTCCTCTTCTCCCGGTTCTTCAGTATTTTCGGTGTTTTCAGTATTCTCTGTGTTCTCACCTTCCGTTACATCGGTTTCCGGTTCTGTCGTTGTTCCCTGCTCCGGCTCAGTAGTAGTTCCCTGCTCCGGTTCTGTTTCTGTGTCATCCTCTACGGCATCTCCCGGCACATACACTTTCTTGTACCAATCAGCGTAAACACTGTCAGTCGTTTTGTTTCCGGTTTTAGCCTTAACAAGACCATTTGCAAGCGGTCTGGACTTAATCGTCAATGTTTCAGTCTGTACTTCCTTGCCTTCCTCATTGGTCTTACCGGAAATAGAAGGACGGGATGCGCTACAGTTGTACATAACATGACGAATCTTTCTAATATCGCCATCAAACTCAAACAAAAGAGCAAAACTGCCAGTCTGGGAGTTGGAATTCTCCACAAGGACATTGTTTGCATCTGCTGTTTCAAGCAAAACATCTTCTCTGAAGGACTCAGGAATAAGAGCTACCTCAAGGTCACCGTCATAACCTTGGTTATTGTTGATAACATAATATTCCACGCCATCTGCATAGAAACTTTCCGGTTCCCCTTTCGGGTCTAAGCTGATGGATACTGCTCCGGGAATGGCTACAGGAGTCGCAAAAGTAACAGTTCCATCCTCTGCCTTCGCAATGACCGCATAATGCACATTGCAAATGTTATACTTTACTTTGTTCTTTTTATTCATGGTTATACCTCCGTTTCATAAAGAACTTCATATAATTTCTCGCTACTAATCCAAGTTTCCGATTTGGCATAAAAAAAGCCGTACTTGTCAAGTACAGCCTCCACCTTATCTTCCAACTGGATATCTTTTTTGTCCGTGTACACCTCAATGGATAAACGGTCTTTTTTATAATAGGCAATGCCATCTGCCGAGAAGTTTGTTGCCTGTGGGTATAGGTACACTAAAAAAGGAGTATCTACTCTTTCCCCTTCTGCAAAATGATCATATGCAAAAGGGAGACCGATTTCCTTAAGCATTTCTGGAACTTTTGCTTTGGTCATGTCTTCAGTCTCCTTTCAATCTTCTCCACTATCATCTTCTCAGCATTGGATTCTGCCGGAGCAATATGAACCTGCGCCGCAACTCTTCCTCCGCCACGCTTCGCATGGCCCTTCTCCAAAAGATGTGTTAAGCGGTAATGTTTCTCTGAATGAACTACCATGGAAAGAGAGGTCGCTGTTTCCTTTTCCTTACTCACTCGCCAACTCTTCCGATATGCTCCTGTATCCACCGGAGCCTTCTCCATTATTTCATCCTTTACACTTTCACTTACTTCCTGCACTATCTGTTTCACTTCTTCTGCAGTAAAATCACAGTATTCTTCCAGACTTTTTTTGACCACGGTCGGCAAGTCGTCTATGGATACTCTCTGTCCGTTCATGGCTACCTCCTTTGCAATTTCGCATGCATTTTTAGGCTCTTCTTTTTGAATGCCATATCACTGATGGAGAGAATGTTGTAAATTCTATCCTTATAAACGATGCGATATTTATCGGGAACAACTACAGATAGCTCGGAACAATAACGTACTGTGAAATCCATGCGCTGTTCCACAACTGTCTGCCCGGCCACTTCTCCTTCACCGCTTTCCTTTTCCACAGCAGTAGCGTGACAAGAAAAATAATCTATCCACTTATTTGTATGGTTTCCAATGGCATCCTCTACCACTTCATTCTTT